GGATGGTCCGCAGTTCCTGCGCTGCGGCCTGGAGGTCTGCCTCGCGCTGCGCCTGCAGCTGCTCACCGGCCACACGCTCGCGCTGGGCCAGTTCCAGCTTGGCGAGTTCACGGCGCAGGCTTTCGACCTGGGCGGCCTCTCCGGTGTAGTCGGCCAGCTTGCGGGCGATGCGCTGCGCTTGCGGGCGCTCGCTGTCGGCCATCGTCTGAGCGATGCTGCGAACATCCTGCTGGGCGATGCGCTGGAGGCTGGCCTCCAGAATCGCACGCTCGCGCCCCCAGCCTTCGCCGCGTAGGCGAACGCGGCGGCCCTGTGCCGAAGCGTTGCCGGAGCCCCCGCCACCAGATGGCCCGCCGCGCGATTGCAGCAGCGTCAGGAACATGCGTTAACCCAGGGTCTGCAGGGCGTCAATGGTGGCCTGAGTCTCGGCAATCTCCCGGTCCAGGCGCTCAATGGCGGCAGCATTCCCGGTGGCCGCCGCATCAGCACGCTGGCCGTTAAGGTGGGAAAGCCGCGACTGAGCGAGCCTGAGCAAGTCTGAGATGGTCATGTTTTCTCCCTGCCGCCTGTCCACTAGACCAGCACCACACATTCTTGTGCGACCGTGGAAAGGTGCGACTGCAAGAACACAGTATCGTAGGTGTCCGTGCCATCAATGGCGCAGTAAGCAGCCACCCGATTCCCCACCACTGCGGTGCCTGTCTGCAAGAAGTCCGTCGGTGTGAATGCAGACAGGACTCGGTTCTCTACGTCGAACCGATACATCTGGCTGATCTGCGAGGCCACGTACAGATTGCAATAAAACATCCGGCCTTCGTTGTCAAACGGGCTGTAGCACCCGCCTGACCCCGTGGCGGGCAGCGCTCCGGGCGAGCCGTCATAGGTTATCGCGGCAGTCCAAGTGCCAGTCGTTCCGCCCGCAATATCCAACACATCCAGCGTGGCCGCGCCGCCCCGGAAGAAGTAGCAGAACGACTGCCGACCGTACCTGTTTTGGTCGGGCTCAATCCCCCAAGACGGTGCCCACATGCCGCCAGCAGCATTTGCAACGGTAGCAACACCGAAGTAGGTTGTGCTCCAGGCGTTGGCAACGATGTTGTTGGTGCCGTTGTTGATGGTTGCGTCGGTGTAGTTGTACGTGTACACCGTGGTCGTCGCCGTGCTGCGCAGCAGCATGAGGTTCGGCAGTTCGATTACGAACTTTGCCGTGGCAGAAGGCGTCACCGTCCAGTTGGTGCCCAGCGTGTAAACCGGGCTTGGACCCGCCGTGTGGCTGGCGATGATCCGCCGCTGCCCAACCGCCGTTACGTTGGTCGTATCCTCAACGATGCGAATCTGGAAATTTCGGTACTCGTTTGCCAGCACCACCGCATCGCCCAACGTAGCCTGACCCGTCAGCGTGCCTGCTGCCGTAGCTGTGGCGGTCAAGGCAAACCGCTGCACAACCCCAGTGTCGTAGTTGTACGCCCCCTTGATCATCCCATCACCGGGGGAGTTATTATACGGCACGTACTGCTCATCCAGCACCATCAGGCTTGAGTCCGTACCAATGGTTGCGGGCAGGTTCGTGTTGGTAAGTGAAGCCAGGGTGTTGGAGGCTACCTCAAACGAACGGAAAATGGTCGCTGCCAACGCGCCTGCCGACAGCATCATCACGCGGCCTGCCACGATCTCGTAGCGCGACCCGCTGACCGGCGTGAACCCAAATGCTGACAACACCGTGATAACGGGAGTTGTGCTTGCTGTGTTGCCCGTGATGTACCGTTCGGCAGTCTTGCCCGACCCGCCAGCGCCGTTGTCGATGATGCGCAGCTTGTAGCCGTACTCACCCGAGCCACCACGGTTGGCCAGCATATTCACGCCCACAGCAGTAGGCAGGGCAGTTGTCAGCGTCACAGAGGTTGTCGTGGCACCCGCAGCAATGGTTCCCACAAGACCGAAAGACGGAACGAATGCACATGCAGCGCCCGCGCCAAACGTGCCGCCCAAGCCAGGGTTTACTGCAAAAGCAGAGCCCTTCGTGATGATGTTGTAGCGGTTGAGAATCGCCGCTGAAACCAACTGATAGACAAACGGGTTGCGCGAAACGTCATTGCGCAGATCGCTACACACCGCAGCCGCAGCAGCATGGGCGTTGGGCATAGGCGGAACTTGCCGCCATACCAGCGTGTCAATTACCTTCTTGAACAGGTTTGCCATGGTCTATCCTCAAGTGATGCGGGCACGCACGCACTGCGCCCACGCTACGCGGTTGTTGTCCAGGATCTGCATGCGACCGTTGTAGCCGTCGATGTTGCTCAAAGTCGTGACCGTGGTGACCGTGGTGACGGTGCCCGACTCCACCAACACCGTGCCCCGCTGCCGCTGTAGGGACTTGTCATAGCCCATCGGGCTGTTCAAGTAGCTCAGCATCCGTATTAGCAGCAACTCAGCGGTTGAATCGCTTACGTCCAGCACGCCAACGGCCCCGATGTCCACCGGCAGCGGGTTAGACGCGCTCACGCCCACCAGGTTGCCGCCAGAGTTGTAGCCGATGTAGTCCGCAGACGCCGGGACTGGCGCCCCGGTCGTGCCAGCCGCAGCATTTCCGCTGGGGCCCCCGACGATGTTGACGTTCTGCGTGGCAGGGAAGTTGCTAACGCTGACCGAACCCGACACGGGCTGTGTCGCGGGAAAGTTTGAGACGCTGACAGCCCCCGAGACAGACTGCGTGGCCGGGAAGTTCCCGACGTTCACCGACCCAGAAACCGGCATCGGATTGGTGGCCGACACATCGACGGCCACGCCATCGTCACCAATGCCCAGCTTCACCCGCTGGTGCAGCACCCCGGCAATCTCGTCGGCCGCGACTGTCGCGCCGGTCCCTGGGGTATAGCCTACGTTGTCAGCCATCTGTTACTCCGTCTCAATGCGGGCGATGCGCCCACGTTCGCGCACCACGCGCTTGGGCTTGCTGAGTGCCTCGATGGCCTTGTCGGTGTTGCGGCTGCTCGATTCGGCAAACTGCCCAACGGCCTCGCTCATTTTGCCTACCGCCTCGCCGATCACGGCGACCGTTTGACCAATGCCTGCCACGGCCTGCTGCATGGCTTCCGATGCCTGCACCATGCTGTCGTTTGCCTGGCGCTCGGCGCGTAGCTGCTCGATCTGCCCGTCAGTGGCCTCGACCTTGTTTCGGCGCAGTTGGTTCTCCAACATCATCGCTTCAATCTCAAGCGCTGTCTTCTGGTCGATCTGCGGCGCTGCCGGTTCGGGCTGCGGCTGCATCGCACCCCCACCCTCGCCGCCGACCTTGGCCAGCGTCTCCATGGTCTTGGCCTGAGTCAGCTCGGCATCGGCCACGGTCGCCACCACATCGGCGCGAGCCTTCGCGGCCTTGGCCTGGGCCTCCTCTGCCGCGGCCTGCAGGAATATGGCATTCGGGTCAGGATTCGCGCCAGCCTGCGCCATCTGCGCGGCCTCCTCATCGGTCGGCTTGATCACGCCCATTTGCACCAACTGCCGGCGGAAATGATCGCTGATCTCGGTCAGGCCCTCGCCTTCCATGTTCATCAACGCGGCGGCCTGCAGCACGCGCAGGGCGTCCGGGTCTTGCGTGACAGCCATCATCGCCGTGAGCGAGCGCACCGTCGCGGCACGCTTGCTGCTGCTACTCGGGCCAACCTCGACGGCCAGGTCGAACTCGGCTTCACTCAGGTCGTTTTCGTGCTCGACCTCGCCGTCCTCGCTCATGACCGGGCGCATGAGTTCAATGGTGCTCATCTGGCCCTGTGAGCCGATGCCTTTCATCTTGCGGCCTGGCTCAACGTAGATTTCTCGGGCCATGCTGAGCCAAATCTCGCCGCCTCGGCGCACGCCCACGGCGTGATTGCTCATGTAGATGAACGTCTGCATGTCCAGGCGCTGCTGGACCATCTCCACGGCCTTGCCGCTGACGTTGGCGACGATCTTGTCGCCCTGATCCTGGTTGCCCAGAACGTCGCGGATGTCCTGCTCGCTGATCTGCAGCAAGGCGGCCATGGCCGGGGGGATCTGCGGGCTCTTGGTGTAACCGACAGGGCCTGCGGCCTGCTGGCTCCCGTCTGCGCCCGTGATCGGGTTCAGCAGCAGGTACGGGTAGTCCTTCAGGTTGTCCTCGGACCACATGACCTGGTGACCGGCGATCTGCTCGGGCACAAGGATCGGCTTCTCAACGCTGGACAGCGCGGCAATCTCGGCCAGCTTGCTGCGCTGCATGTTAGCCAAGCGTTGCGCGTCTTTCGCCAGCCTGACATGGCCGGCGCACCGCTCGATGTTGTCGATGAACCAGCGGCGGCCGTAGGTCGGAACGATAGGGATGTGCTTCCCGGCGATGTACCCGGCATCTTCCAGCACCTCGGCGCCGCTGAGGATGTACTTGCGCACTCGCTGGCGCTTGATGCGCTTCTGGCGAACCTCGATGCTGCCGATGGCCTCAAGCTGGGCCAGCATATCGTCGTCCAGTTCGCTGTCGCGGTAACGCTCCTCCTCGCCGTCCAGGCTCTGGAAGATGCGAACCGTCTCCGACACCATCTCGACCCGGTAATACTCAGCCACGTAAACCACGTTGGGCGTAGACCAGTCGAACTCGTACTGGTGGATTTCCTTTGGCCAGGACGCCGGGTCGTCGTTGTACGCCTCGCGGTAGGCGTCGGGCGTCATGCTGGTCAGAACAAAACACCGCTTGGCATCGGCCTTGTCCTGGCGCTTGGCCTGCAGGTCGAAGAACACCGAGGAATCGGCGTCGAAGATCGGCTCGATCTTGATGCGCTGCCGTTCGTCCTCGTCGTCTTCCTCGTTCTCGTAGACCGTGCGCAGGCGGTAGGCGCCGAAGCCGCCGCCCACGGCCTCCTGAAATGCGTTGTCATACGCCTCATTGGCGCCGCTGTCCTGCTCGTCTGCGCGGTACAGGTCGTCGCAGGTTTCGGCCAGCGGGTCGTATTCCTTGCCTTCCTTGCTGACGAAATCGACCGTCACGCGGTTGGCCCGGTACTCGCTGAAGATGCGCTGCACGGCCAGGGCGATCTTGTTGACCTCCATCTTCGGCTTGTTCTCAAACTGCGCACCCAGCGGGCCTTCCCACTGCGCCCCGGCGATGCTGTAGAACCGCCGGTCCTGCAAGCACTGCAAGCGCTCGTCGCGCAGCGCGCCCTGGATGGCGTCGAACTCGCGCATGGCCTCCTCATGAACGCGCACCAGGCGCTTTTCGGTTGATTCTCTGGCCATCAGGGACTCCGGGGATTGCGCATCGGGCGCGATTATGCTACGCGAGCGGGTGAAAGTCTATCGCCACCGGTGCGCGGTCGGAACTACCAGGCCGGCGATGTCCGGTTTCTTCGCCGTCGCGCCCGTGATTGCGGGGAACAACGCGGCCAGACCCCATATCAGCGCATCGGCTCGGTTCGGGCTTCGGCTTCCGGTGTAGCCTTTCGTGGAGAACCCGCTCAGTTCGTCCTCTAGCTCGGGGAACATCCCAACGTGGCGCACCTTGCCCTGCTCGTACAACGCAGAGAACGGCTCGGCTCGCACCACCTTGCCCCGGCTTGCCGTCACCGGGCGGAACGGCGTGCGCGGGCGCGCCGTCTCGATCACCTGGCGCACCATCGCGCCGCCGTAGTTCACCTCAGCCACCACGCAGTCGGCGCTGTGCCGGTCGAACGCCTCTGCGGCCACGCGGCCCCATGTGGCAGGACCTGCTTTCACGGTCAGATCCTCAAGCAGGTAGCACGCGCCATCCGTGGCCAGGCCGACCACTACGATGCCGATAGCGTCATTGTCCGCGCTCGCCTCATCGTCCGCGCCGCTCGGGTCCACCGCGACCACCACGCGCACCAGTTGCGGCACCGCGCCGTCCAGCACGCGCCATCGGTCGATATGCTCCTCCGGGAACAGGGCGTTCGGGTTCGCATCGGCAAAGCGGCCCTCGAGGAATCGCGCCCGCATCCTGGCCGGCAGTGACTCCAGCATGCGCAGGTATTCCGGGCTCAGGTTCGCGGCGTTGTCGGTCGGGTTGATGCTGAAAGCCGCGTAGTCCTCCGGCCGTGGCAGGCCCAGCCTGGTGTCGGGGTCGCGCTTCTCGACGAACTTACGGTAGGTCCAATGCGTCTTGCTCGGCGGGTTGCAGTCGTAGTAGGCCCGCAGGCGCAGCGGGACAGGCGCTCGGCCCTCTATCTGCTGCTCGGCCTTCTGCGCCAGGCGCGTCAGCGCGGTGTCAACGGAGCCCAGCGGGATTTGGCTGCACTCGTTGAAGTACAGCGTAGCGAACTCCTGGCCCAGAATCTTCTCGGTGCGGTCCTTGTCGTCCAGGCCGGCAAACCAGATTTGCGAGCCACCTGGGAAGCTGACGTACCCGTCCTGCTGGTGCATTTCCCAGGCCACGCCGGGATACGCGGCCCGCATGACCTTGGGGAACGTGTCCAGCACGACGCTGGCCTTGAGGTGGTTGTACCTGAACCGGAATATCGCGTGCCGGCTGTTCGGGGCCTTCAGCGCCCGAAAGACCACGTTGCGCGTGAGCAAGAAAGTCTTCCCGCTGCGCGAGCCGCCGAACAGCATCAGGTGCGTGGCGTCGCCGCTCAGGACTTGCTGCGCGGCCTTCTGGCGGTCGGTTAGCTGGAATGCCATGGCGTGTTCGGCTTTAAGCCGCGTACTCCTGCTCTGCCAGTTCGCAGAAAAAGGAGCACGCAGGCAGTGCATCATTTCTGCGCGCTGGTCCAGGCGGTATCTCCCGCAAGCCGTAGCGCACTCCCGTGGTGCGGTTGCGGAACAGGAAGGCGCCTTCACCTATCTCGTCCTGCACCGAAGCCAGTTCCTCAAACTCGGCCGGGAAATCTTCGCGTATCGCACGCCAGTAGCCTTCGCCGCCCTTCACGCACCCGATGCAGTTCGCATTGTCGTAGCCAAGCCGGTACATAGCCGGAAGTTCAATCCCGGCGCGCTTCACCATCGCCTTGCAGTCCTCTTTGCCGAGGCCAGCGTCAATCAGCGGCGCCAGCACAGGGCGATCAGGGTTGCGCTCGCGGAAGTCGTCCAGCCGGTCGGCCTCCTCCGCTGTGTAGCCAAAAACCATCACGTCGCCCGGCTGCTTCCACTCGTCCAGCAGCTTGCGCTTCAACTCGCGCGAGCACGGTGCTCCGGCCAAGCCCTTCATAAAACGCTTGCGCCGGAACACCTGCACGATGTCGGCCCCGAACTTCTCGTCGCGCAAAACTGTCACTTCGCGCCCAAACCATCGTTCACAGTCGGCCAGGAAGCGCCGGTTGTCCGGGTGTTCATTCTTCAGGTAAGCGTTCAAGATCACGCACTTGTCGCCATGCTGGGCGAGCGCGAGTTTTGTCGCCACCGCCGAGGCAGCACCGCAACTAAATTGGCAGACGACCCGCATGTTAACTTCACCAAAAGCAACAGTCATTTGTTACCTCCATCCACGCTCAGAGTTTCTCGTCGTCAGACTGCGCAATGAGTTTCACCGCGCCGCCGTCGTGGCCGGCCAGCTTAATCATGTCGCCGTATTTCTTCGGGGCGAGTTTAGCGGCGCGCCATTGGTATGCGCTCAATACCACTCTCGCAGAATTAGGGTCCATCTGGCCAGTTTCCACACGATCCGCGACGGACAGTATTTTCTCGTCCATCACCTCGGCTTGGAGTTCCCTCGCACGCGCGCACCTGCTGGCAAAGTCCGCGTCGTCCCTCTGCCAGTCCATCACAGTCCAGATGCTCGGCATCCGCTTGTCCCGGCACACAGATCGCAATGACTCGCCTTCGCTGATGCGATGGACGATCTCATCCATCACTTCCGGGCTCTTCGGGCATCTTGGTTTGTTTGCCATCTTCT